CTCTAGTGTCTCGGAGACTTCCTTCTCGGCCTTGGTATATTCCTCGCTTATTCTATCTTCCAGTGATGCAAGAATTAGCTCGGTTATGTCGTGGCCTGTATCATTGGTTTTGTTAAACTTCCTTGCCATCTATATTTCTATTATTCCTCATTATCCTCGTTTTGAGCGTCCTCTGTGCCGTTTCCTTGGCTTCCAGCTTGCATCATGGCTAATTGCTCCATTTGCTCATTGTAACGCTCTAATTCGTCGGCTTCCTGTTGCTTTAAAATATCCTCTACTTTGTCAGCGTCTCCGAATATGGTTAGTAATTTCTCGGTTACATATTCTTGAGTAAGGAACTGCGCCGCCTGTAAGATTAGACTCACTTCCTCGGCCTTATTCACGATAATTGAACGTGTAAACGTTGGCTCGTCCTCGATGCCAGCAATCTTGAGCATATTATCGAGGAAATCACGAACGCAATACTCGTATTCGTCTGTTTTGCTGTTAAGTGGCTCGTAAGATGCTTTTATCTGTGTCGCTGTTATTGCGCCGTTTGCAATATTCTTTGTATCAAGCGCCATTGCATCTTCGTATAAATCAGCCCTTAGCGTTGCGAGTAACGCCTCTCTGGATGCATACGGAGCGTCCATTGTTTGAGGCGATGCGGAAACGCCGTCGTCAGTGGTTACAGCGTGGAGATTCCTGATTCTCTCAATGAACTGGGCGAGGTCAACGTCGTCCATTCCTCCAGCGTTGTTGAGTACCCAGTATATTATTGAGGCGTCGTCAACTGTGTTTGCGTATCCACTCTTTATGAGGTCGTAACAGTCAATCTGTTCTCTCAGCCCCACAAGCTCGCTCTGTTTATATGGGTTGCCCCATAATGGAATGATTGGAAAGCTCGGATAGTTCTCTCCGTCGTAAATCTGCTCGCCGTCTGCCTCAGTGCTGGTTATCTTCTCGATATATGGCCGCTTGTCGTGCATAATCTCGCCGACATAGCTCTTTTCTCCCTTGTCTTCACGCTTGTTCCAGATATAATCCGTGTAACCGTCTATCTCGTAAAGTGTCGCCCTCAGTGGCTTCGAGTCGTCTATCTGCCAGAAACGGATTCCAGCTTTTAACGCGCCGTCGTTCTCGTCCTCAAGTGGTACGAACTCGTCAACGCCAAACGCCTCCAGATGGTCATAATTAAAGAAACCATAAGAAACGCCACCAACTAGCGCCTTTTTACCGAGCTTTTGTAACTGATAGTCAAAATCTTTGCCTAGCTTCTTAGCTGTGTCATCATTGCCCCACGTTACGCCGTTACCAAGCAAATACTGGTTTTCTTGAGTAACGAAACGGTTAAAAAATCGACTAGGGAGCTTATAATTTGCTGTCCATTCGTCTGGCACTGCTTCGCCTAGAATATTCTTAACAAACTTACGAAACTCCAGAATGGTTCTGTTCTTGTGCTTGTCGTAGTCGTTCGCTATAACGGCCGTGATGTATAAATCAGACGACTTGTGTTCCCTGATAGCGCGACACACAAAATCAATGCGGTCGTTATCTGTCTCGCCGACTCTTAATAAATCTTGATACGTTAACATTTATATCCTCCTTAGATTGGCCGACGATGCTTTGCGGCGATTCTCTTAGTTTTTACAAAATATCGAGTTGCATCTTGTAAGTGGTCATTGACCTTAACAGGACGTTCAACGGCCTCGCTATTGTCCCAAACATAGCCACCAGCCTCTTTTATCCAGTTCTTACAACTTCTCAATATTTTAACCCTACCAGATTGAAGGGCGACAGCTGTCTCTCGGATGCCGTCAAGTACGTTATTATCGGCCGCCCTTACCTTTGACCATTCATTCTTCTTTAACAAAGCAATAAACGACGCCGCGCTTGGGTCGATTATAGTCTCAATTTTTGGAACGCTCGCGCCTCCAAGTATGGAGTATATCGGATTCTCCTTGTATGCTTGCCAGTAGTCGCTAATCCATGCATCCAGCTCGACCGAATAATCGTTATCGGTCTTTTGAACTCCAGTCTCACGCCCTGAATAATAATATTCGCGTTCGCCGTACCAGATGCCGTCTCTCTTAGTCCACAGCATAGCCGCAAATGGATTCATTGTTCCATAGTCTATTGATACAATCATTTCGCTGTATGGGATTATCTCGCCGTTATACGTTGGCAAGCCATCCACCAGCGCGTCTTTATACATTGGATAGATTAGACCCTCAGCAAGCGCCCATTCACCCATGATATAACGGTCGTAGTAGACTGTACCAGCATACTCATTGCACAGATTCTCGACGTAAGATTCTGGCAAGTTCGGATTATCGAATATAGTGTATTTCTGAATGTATGCATCTAGTGACTCGTCGTCAATAAAATCCTTTAACCAGTGATTTGGTGATTCTGGGTTGCAAGCTCCATCAAAACAGCTGTATTCCTTATCGAGTCGCGATTTTAAGACGTTGAATACTTCCTTGTTCCACTTGGCTATCTCGTCACCATAGCAATACTTGATAGATGCACCAAGGATTTTGGCCACTTGTGACATTTTCTCAGCGCCTAGACAATAGACTGGCTCACCAAACACTTTGGCTATATTCTCGTTGTTTATTGTTCCAACAAGCTCGGACGTGTAAATCTCGCGCATTGGTTGCAACACGTTACGTTCAATTGTACCCTTAGAAACGCCCATGATGACGGTCAAACCAGACTTACCAGCTCGCTCCCTGATTCGTCTCGGTATGATATACGCAATGTCTACGAATGATTTTCCGCTTCGCACTGCGCCGATTTTGAGATTCCATCTGGAGTATGCATTTCGGATAAACTCATTCTGTTTTTGCGTCAGCCTCAGCCTCAATCTGCAATCCCTCCAGTATCTCGTCAAGTTTCTGTATGGCCTCACTCTTAGTGTCTGCTATCTGCTTTTCTTTCAGGGTAATTTCACGCTCTTTGAGCTTATCGGAGTGCCTCTCGCCTGTAACCTCTAATATGAGCGACACCATTCTCGCGTCTCCAGCTATGGCCTTAGCAATCATGGAAGTGGTCAACAGTTCCTCGAATGTTGCATCCTCTGGAATGTCTAGCCCTTGCTTTTTAAACGCCTTCTTCATATTATCTGGCGCTTGCATGGCAAATAGAGTCTCTAGGTTCTTTTTTAAGTCACGTTTACGCCTTCGAGACTCTCCACTCTTTTTGCCACCCTTGCGAGTTATTTCTCGGAGTTCCTCGGGAGTTCGCTCGCTATTAGGTATTAGGTTGTTAATGTTGCCTCTAGCCACTTAACCACCCTATTTCTTTTTCTTCTCAGGCTTCTTCACAGCCTTTTTCTTCTTCTCAGCCTTCTCAGAGTTCTTCTTACCATCCTCCATGAGTTCTTTCATCAAATCTGGTGGAAAGTAATTTGCTGGTTCTTTGTACTTAACTTTTGCCATAGTTCATTCTCCTCTCTATTTCTTCTTAGACTTGCCCAACAGTGATGTGTCGATAACATTTACAATGGCCTTGCTATTCTTGTGAGCCTTGTTACCATTGCAATAAACATCTGCGACAGCCTCGGCCACACATTCCGCATAGCTGGTTGCGGCGTATCCACTGATAGACTTAGCAAAGCTCTTTGTATTCATTCTACTGCCAGTAGTATTCTTTGCGGCCTGTTTAACTATCTCCTTACTAGCCGAGTCTATGTCCTTATGGCCGTTCTTGCGTCCGTATGCATCAGCCATTGCATGACCGTACTCGTGGGAGGCCACTGCCTGTGCGCCAGACTTCTTGCCTCTGGATGGGTGATAGCCAGTTTTGACACATTCGTCGTAACTCTCGTTGATTTTTTTAGAGTTCATAAAGTTTTTATTCATTGCGACATTCTGGCCGTCATAATATGCCAGAACTGACATTGATTCATCGCCTCCAAGTGTTGCTATCTGGTATGTTCCCTCAAGAACGCCAGCCTTGCCGTATTTATCGACCATGTTCTTACCTACTGTGAGAACTTCGTCAACTTCTTTCTGGTTGCTTGGATTCCTTGACGAAATCATATCCTCAGTGTTTAGAATATTAACTGGAGCGCCACCGCCACCGCTTAATTCACCGCCACCGCCACTACTTCCTCGACCCATTTGTTGTTCCTCCTTAATTATAACATTTTAGGTCTCATTCTTCTCTCATTTTCTCTTTTTCTACCTCGGATTTTTTCTTTTCCTTGGCCTTCTGGTTCAATAGTTCCCTTTTCTGCGCGTAATACGATGGGATTTGTATAATATTCCCCTCGCATCCGTCTATCATATCCCCATAAAAGAGGATAGTCTCTGGTTCGATACGTTTGAGCATTTCATTGTATCCAGCAAGAAACATATCATTCAGTTTATTATTCCATTCAATGTCGTTTTTTACGCCCACAGAGCTAACCGCGACCGTTCCTCCCTTCGGTATTCCCTCGAAACAGAACTTAAACGACTCTTTGTCGCCCCAGACAACGTCTGGTATCACGTCTATACCTAGATACTGCCAGTAAGCTCCACACCATTGACGGCGATAACAGGAAAGTATCTGTAGACTTCTTGGAAAGTCCGTATAGAGGCTAAAATCAGGGCTAACAACGGCCTTAAACTGTCTCAGCTTCTCCAGATACTTATCTGGCTCTCTCCATGCCGAAATAAACTTATAATCGTCGTAATAAAAGTGAGCTATATAATTCTCGTGGTCATCTACGTCGTTAAAGTCCATAAACCTAAGCATCTTATCGCCAGTAGTATGAGTGACCGCCATATCAGGGATGCCGTACCAGTTATTACATGGAAATTGCATCGTATCTTGATTCTCGAATACGTTATGTTGCATGGATGGGTCGCGGTCGTCTGGCTCGTCTAAGTCCTCGTCATCATCATCCAGACCGAGGTCAAAACCGAACTCGCTCATATCTATGTCGAATATCTTATCCAGTTCCTCAGTCAGTCGGTCAAAATCCCATTCCGCCAGCTCGTTGGTCTTGTTGTCTGCCAGTCGGTATGCGTTGGCTTGTTCCTCAGTGAGTTCGCTCGCAACGACAACAGGAACGGTCTTGAGCTTTAGTTTTTTTGATGCTTTTAGTCTGGTATGGCCAACTATAACGACCATATCCTTATCAACGACTATAGGCTGTTGAAAGCCGAACTCTTTAATTGATGCGGCCACCTTATCGACCGCCTCACCGTTCTGTCTAGGATTATTCTCATATGGTTTTAACTTGTTTGGATTGATAAATTGTATTTCGTTCATTTTCCCCTCAAAACAATAAAAGCCACCGAGGGTGTTAATCCTCAGTGGCTCTGGCTCTTGGCTCTGGCGCTATAATGAATGGTATCTGCCGTTTGCACTTCTTGCAATACAGCATCAGTTTACCATTTCTCATATATGCGATTACTTGACCACAGTCGCAATGTACTGGGCTACCCCTATTATACTTGTTTATTCGATTATTCGTCAACTCTTTATTCATCCGATAGCGCCTCCCTTATTGCGTCGAGCGTCTGTCTCATACAGGAAACGACACTCTCCAGCTTGTCTGGTTGAACCACTGGAGTAAAACACGGAGGCAAGTCGTCTCCCTTCATAGTATCCAGACCCATTTGATAACGCGTAAGTCGGTTATTAGTGTAAATAAAGTCCTCTGTTAACTCGTCCTTAATTCCCATCTTTTCAACCTCCCATTTGTTCTAACACCTCTGCTATTTGAGGAAAGTGTCTGCCTGTCTTTTTTAGTAAATCCTTACTTGTACAACCCGTATTCCCTTTCTTATCAAGAATATTTACAAAGTTTAAATCTTCATCAATTGCTGTCACAATACATATTTCCTCGACTTCCTTGTCTGTCGCGTCGTATATGTAAACTATGACCTCATCTCCGACCTCGAGTTTGTTTTTCTGTTCCTCTTCGTACTCTTGGATTTTAGCTTGAACCTCTCCCACTGGGACGGTTTTGAAAGTTTTGTATATGCCTTTGCCAAAAATGTCGATGGTGTTGAAATCGTCCTTTTCAACGTTATTTATTACTACCTTTCTTGCCAGCTCCCAACCGTCGTTTAACCCCTGATTATAAAGCCCATCTTCTTCATTAGTCGCCTTATATTCCTTATTCCAGAAATTTTCAAACCCATATACGCAAGCACTGTCATGTCGACCACACTTCTTACAACTTAATATTGAACACACCGTACAATCTGGGTTTACCTCCATCCCAAATACTTTCTTAAACATCTCCGCATTTGTCATTCTTCTCACTCCCCTCCTCACTCATTCTCGCTATCTGCCTACATATTTTATAATTCGCTAGTTCACTAATTCTGGAATCGGATATATCAAATATTTTCTGCAACTGATTTATGCACACGATAACGTCTGCCATTTCTTCTTCCAGATTTGCTTTAGCTACACAAAACCTTCTGGAATCTGGCAAGAATCTAGTATTTCTATTCATTTTGGAGATTGCCTGTATCAGCTCTGCGCATTCCTCCGTTGCTATACCTAGTTGAGATGCTACTCCATAATGTTCTATGATTTTATCTTGATTCATAATTTTAATATCCATCAGTATTATCCTCCTCCCTTATCTCGTCTACTGCCTCCTTACTAATAGACATCAGCAAAGTCACAAACATTTCATTTGATTTGCCAGTGCCTATTGACCTACAAACGGCTTTATAAAGGGTCTTGGTGGCTTCCGCCCATTCCTGTAACACTTCTTTTAAATCACCATCTATATGGCAAACGCCTTTCTTAAAATCAATTTTAATCATTTTGAACCTCCCTCTTTATGCACTATAACTTGTCAAATTCATCAATTAAACGCTTTCTTATTTCTTGTAGGTTTGAACGTAACGTAGCTATAATTTGGTCTCTAGTAGTCCAATCAATTTCGTCTAATCTAACGTATCTTCCATCTTCTGTACCTATCTGTATATGGTTCTCTTTAAGAATATCAAACAACAATTTGTCAACAGCTATACGCGATTGTTCAATACTATTCGCTTTATTTAATATTTCTTGTGTCATTCGCTCTCACTCTCCTTATCTGCCTTGTATGACTCTGGTAATTCTCGCCATGCCGTTATTTCAGAGCTAATAGCCCTTAATGACTCCATAGGTATCCATCCGACATTAGTTAGATGTGCAACGTGCATATCTCCGTATTCATCCTGAATAAGATAGTATTTACATACATTCCCTATATACTCATTTTTTTCTGGCAACCTCTCAGTAACAGGAATCCAACTTGTCGGATTTTCCGACTTGTTCGGTTTTTCCGAACTACTCTCCATTTGTTCATTCATTCCATATTCCTCAACATCCTCACAAGGCTGTTGTTTTAGCATCTTGATATAATTCTTTAGCGCTTCTTTCGTCACGTCCTTTTCTATTTGATACATAATCATTGGTCTTTCTAAGTCGGTTATTACACCTATTAGCATATTTGCTATTCTTATATGCTTTTCTCTTTCTTCATTCGTCATCAGCATTTACCTCACTTTCCGCCTTATCTTCCAAAACCTTTTCAATCTTATGCAGAAATATGTATAGTTCCCACATTTCATCTTTTATATCGCTTATGGTTGAATCCTCAAAATCTTCATTAAACTCATCCCTTGTCATTGTTCTCATCTTGGTTTTAAACAGTCTTTTTATTTTATCTGTCTGCTCTAATGCCTTGATAGCCTTATCAAGTGCTTCATTGTGCTGTCGCTCATCATCTGTATCTCCACTTGCATAGCTTCTCTCGAAATAATTGATTGTTTCTTCATTCGTCATTCTTTATCACTCCTCTCTGTAAACTTCATACAACAAGGCGTATGAGCATATTTAAACTTAGCCGTTCTTGTTCTAAAGATTTTAAGTGGGTTCTTACACTCATAGCCTATAGTACATTTCTCACTCATATCCAGCCAGATACAATCTTTGCATTTTTTCTTACCCATATAGGGATTTTTTGTTCCTCTATTCTTGACTACATGATAACCGAGCTTTTCCGCCTCAGCTCTTATTTCCTCAATCGTCATCCTGTATCACCTCTCCTAATACTTCTGTTTTTACAGATTTGATAAACTTTTTGTAACAGCATCTACATACATCAATAGTCTTTTTGTCGGTATAGTCGGAATACCTCATTTCGAACCGATAATAAGGTGTCATCCATTTTATTTCTTTCTTGCAGAAATCACATTTTTTTAAATCACTCATCAGCATTACCTCCCAGCTTATCTGCAATAACCGCCAGCGATGTACTTATGTCTAATAAAGTGGTCAATAATACAGGGCGATATATTGTATCGAGGTTTTTATCTGGATTCTTCTCTGTTATCTTTATTATTTCTTCTCTAAACTCTCTATTATCTTTTAATCTACTCATCAGCTTTCTCCTTTTTTCAGTGCCTCTCCAGTCGAGTTCTATCTTGCAAGATGGGCAAGTCTTTTTGCCCCAGTCGCCTCGCCTTATATACTCGTTACAATTAGGACACTTGTATAACTTAGCCTTATTATCTGGGCTTCTCTTAATTATTACATTCATACCCGTTACCTCTCATTAAGATTTTCTCTGTCTTGTCGTCCATAGCTTCCCCCTCACAAAACAGCTTGCATCCGTCATACTTATCGCCTCGAATGTCTACGATTTCTTTCCCAACCTTCTTGAGACAAGTCTTGTCTGTGAGCGATGCATAGTTACAGAACACGAACTGTCCTGATGGAAACTTCCTATGGTATTTGCATTTCTTACACTTCCTTTTATCGAACTTCATTTCTCGCTTTCTTTCTCCTCTCGTAGCTTGCCTTCTTCTTACAGCTTAGGCATATATGCGCCCTTCTTGTCTCAATGTAATACTGGCCGCATCTAATACATTTCTGTATCTGGTTATCCTCGTAGAGTTCCGCATCTTTCAGAACCTCGATAATCGTCTCAACGTCCGAGCAAGTGAGCTGGGCGAGGATAAATATTTCCTCGTCCTTGCTCTTTGCCGTCTTGTATAGGTAACATATATCGTTTATATCTAGCATATTTTCTCCGTTCTTCTTTTTTTACCAGTCTGTCGCCAAATCTATCTGTGTAGTTACTTTTCCAAATGCAAACGCCCCAGTATCACACACCAGCGCATAACCGAGGCTTGTCTCCAGAATCGTTCCCACTGGCCGTATATCATAATCGGCCGCACACATAACGTATTCTCCGAGCATCTTCGCGCCGTCCTCTCGGATATAGTACGGATACGTCTCCGCATCATATCCCAAACCTCGCATCTTGGTTATAATCTTGCTCATGTTAAGGTTGTAATAAGTCTCAACCCCATTTACTCCCAAAAATGTTCCATCCGTCTTGGTCAAATGTGGCCGTTCTGGCATTGGAGGGTCTGGCCTCCATTCTGGATAAGAGGCGGCCTGTACATCGACCGCCGATATTAAAATCAATAGAATCAGTAAAACTGCATATTTCTTCACTTCACACCTCCCTTGAGATATATTCTCTCAATGTCATTGAGTAGATTGTCGCTCGACTCTGGTTTTTTCTCCTTACTAGCCCAATTCCTTACGGTTGCTTGCCAGTCCTTCATTGGATTGCGGCCAACCTTCCATCCATTAGACTCGTAGTAGTTAATAAATCGTTCTGCGTCTACTGAATAGCCCTTTTCATCAATATAGGCTTTTACTTCCTCAAGCGTGGGCTTGGTGAAACGCTTGCGTTTCTCTCCCTCTATACTAACCTTACCTATACTAACCTTACCTAACCTAACCTCGGTATCCAAAGTGTCTGACATTTGACTGACATTTGACTGACATATGGTTGACGTGATGGTATATGCGCCATTTTCTTTTGTTTCTAGCAACGACTTTTCATCCGTATATTTCGTTGAGTGCAATCTATCTCCACGAATATAATTGTGGATTTTCCAGTGCTTAATAACCACCACGCCTGACTCAAAAGGAATAATAAAGTTTTTGGCCACCAGTAACTTTAAATCATCATCGGACGCCCCTATCATCCTTTGTATTTTTCTAGGATTATTGATAAACCCTTCGTCGTCTGCCCTCATGCTTAAATGGAAATATAGTGCTTGAGTTGATAAAGGCATATCAAGAAATGCGTCACTATCAATAATCGTTTTCGCAAACATTCTGCGTTCCGCCATCTTTACCAGCTTCCTTTCTTATTGGTATTTCTCTAAAGTCCTTTTTTATGTCAATATTGCACCAAAACATTTTAGGACGGTCTTTTGTGTTCCCATCAACATTCAACAACGGCTTTTTATCTGTAATTAGATACATTTCCAAAACACTCGCATCAGCTTGAGTCGGAGTAGGATAATATAGAACCCTTTTAATTTCTGCTTGACCTCTCCTCTCAGTCCATGATGATGGGATACGTGAGGCTAAATCTTTAGACTTTCCGATATATAAAAGTTTATTTCTCTTGCCTAAAAAGGCATATACTCCTGAAACGTTATGTAGGTTTTCTTCAATCCATGAAACTGCAAACGTTCCAAATGTGTTCACGTAATCATCAAACTTCGGATGGCCGCTTTCTATAAAGTCTCCAACAATATTTCGTCTTTTGGCTTTATAAGTACCGCTAAACACACTAATAAACCTATAACATTCTTCAAACGTATTTTCTGGCCGTTTTAATCCAAGGTAGTCTGCGATTGCGTATGCATAATCTAATTGCTTGTCTGTAGCTTTTCCCATGTTTTATCCCCTATTTATTCTTAAAAGGTAAATCATCCTTTAACTCATCTGGAACATTGACGAAACCTTCGTCCGATGTATTCTGCTTTTCTTCTTCTCTCCCAGCGTTTTTGCTTTCCGCAAACTCTTGCTCCTCGACTACAACGTCGGTCGTGTAGATTTTCTGGCCATCCTTATTGGTATATGAGCCTGTCTGTATTCTTCCTGTAACCACCATCTTTGTACCTTGGTGGAGATACTTCTCTGCAAACTCTCCAGCCTTGCCAAATGCCACGCAACTGATAAAATCGGCGTTCTGGTCGCCTTCTCTCTTGAATCTACGGTCAACCGCCAGCGTATATCTCGCGATACAGTTCGCCTCATTACCATTGTTGCTGTATCTAACATCAGGGTCTCTAGTGAGACGTCCCATCAAAATCACTTTATTCATACGTTTTCTCCTCTCGCATATAATCTAAACTTCTTGCGTAACTCTCTCCTAGCCTTTATAGCTTCCTCACTAGGCTTTAAAACCTCGTATTTCTCTTGAACTTTCCGACGGCATCGGCTTACACTCTCAAACTCAGCTATGCCATGCTGAACTCGAAATATTCTGCGAGTCATAGCGCTGTGAAAATAATTCTCATAGTCTCTTACTGTCGCATCTGGATAAACCTTGCCGAGAATCATACTTAAATAAATCGAATATAATAATTGGTCGTCGCTTCTGGTTTTCTCATAGTTTGATAGAATCCCAGCAACGACATTTTCTAACTTGACTAATTCAGCCATCAGTTGCCTCCTTCCATAATTCCATAAAATCTTCCAGCGTCATTGTTACCAGCCAGTTGGTTTTGTTCTTACGATGCATTACAACGGCTTTCTCGCCCTCTCTCGCATCGCGTAAGGATTGTTTCATCGCGTCGTGGATATTTAGGCGTTCAACCCTCTTACATTCAATATGGAGGCCATCTATGCCCACCACGTCAGCATCACCATTTGCCCCACAAAACTGCTGGCCACGTCTAGTTTTAAATCCGTACTTCTCAAGCTCGTGGGCAAGTTCTCGCTCGCCACTCGCTCCCTTTGCTCTACTATTCATTTCGTCCCCCATTCGCTATAATCAATTTCTTCAAAACTGGAGTTCTTCTTGCATTTTCCACAGAACATCAATTTGACGTTCGACTCGTTCCGCCATTCCCTTGGCCGTGGCATAAACACTCGCTGGCCACAGCATTTGCATATTAACGTCGTATATAATCTGCTCATAGATAGTTCCTCCCTATCATTCTTATAAATGCCTCTCTGGCCGCATCATCAGCGTGGTTCTTATATGGATAAGTCTCCTTATATTTCAGCTCCCATGCCTCTTGAGCTATTTCTTTGAGCGTATAATCTAGCGCGTGGCCATTCTTGCCATGAACTCCATTAGTTCCCTCGTGACACTCATAACAGAGATACGCTGTCAGTCCTTCTCGGTCTGCAATCTTGTGGTTCTTACCAAAAAAGATATGGTGGTAATGGGTCGCGCATACTTTGCCACATATAAAGCAAATACCCTTAGTTGTATTTAAGATGCTTTCCATGCCGCTTTCATCCTCTCCAATTCATCAGGTGTTAACGTTTCAATACCAAGCTCCTTCGCTTCGCTTACTACTCCGTCAATCAAGATACTCATTTCCTTGGTGTCATACGTGTGACTGCCTCTCATAATCTGGAATACCCTGTAGAGCTTTCCATCATCCAGCGTTCTAGTTGCTGTCGTCGGCCTTAGATGCATCACATCGACCTTTTGCCATGGAATATCGTCTCTCAGGATGATGTATTCGAGCGTTGTATCCATCTGGCCATAATCGGCAATCATTTTGTTGTGAACCTCAGTGTGTGACGAGTGTAGTTCCGCCGCTATCTTGTCAACGAGAACGTGGAAGTATGCGTTTGCACTCAGGCTTCGTTTCTTTCTCAGTTCCTTGATATTTATATCCAGTGGCTTGTCCTTCGTTTCCTCGTACACGCTAGGAGTCGCGTCGAGTTCAAAGGTAACAAGCCACTGTTTTTCCTTATAGTCGTAATAGGGTTGGCCATGCCATCTACCTTCCATTCTTGTACTCCTCGATTAAATCCCATGTCATATCCTCATTTATCGGTATCTCGATAAACTGTTTCTTATCTTCTCTTACATGAACGATTCTCAGGAACTCCCATTCGATTCCATAACACTGGCGATATGCGATTCGATACAAGTTGAGCTGGTAGCCAAACTTTTCCTTATTGACCGTTGACGTTCGCTTAATATCAGCGCCACCGATTTTGTCGTCCATCTTGAGAACTAGGTCAAGCCTTCCAGCCGCTATCACCTCACCGTCTCGGTCTTTCAGGATGACTGGCGTTTCATTCTCCAGAACCTCGAAATCATATAGACGCTTCAATGTCTTAAAACTTCTCAACTCTGGATAATCAGAATTAACACCGCCCTTGCACCAGTCCTCTATTGCCTTATGAACGGCCGTTCCTTTTTCCGCCGCCCTTCTCAGCACTTCGGCGTTGATGTCTGCGTACTCACCCTTGAACTTCCTACCCAGTATTTGAGTAATAGAGTCAACTGGGATTCCATCGACTAGATATAGGTGTTCATCGTCGTAATATTCCAGCGTGTGTTCGCCTATTTCCCATACTTCATAATCATTCATAGGCTTACCTCAGCTTGATTCTTATTGATGACTTAATCTTACTTACCTTGAGATATTCGTCATACATTTCTGGATGGTCTTTCTCAAATCTCTTGGAGTCGAATGAGATTCGGTCTGTCTCTGCAACGTATGAGATAATCAGTTCCTCGTTCTCCAGCTTAATGAGGTTCTTGGCCTCCATTTCTTCCTTGATAGCTGTCTTGAGGGCTTCTTCCTGTTCCTTGAGTTCCTTCATGCGGCGCTCGTATTCAGCTATTTTCGAGACGGTCTCTGGAACTAACGCTCCAGCACCATTCTTCAAAACTATTAAATCGTCCATTACTTGTCCTCCTTATGTTCCTCGATAAACTTTGTCGCGCTATCAAGTGATAGATTCGGTATGTATTCCTCGATAAACTTCTTAATCTTGGAGTCATCAGCGCCGCTTATCCATTCTTCATCAGGCGTACTACCCATCGAAACGATTATGAGTCGGAGTAATTCGCATTTACTCTCTCTATCCTTAGCGAGACTCTGGCATAACTCCATCTGCTTAGGTGATGCCTTCTTCTCCTTCTTCTGTTCCGCTGGCTTCTCGTTGCTTTCTTCCTCGTTTTCTTCAACGTCGGCATCCTTAGTATCGTCTATGAGGAACAAACCATTAAGGCAATATTTGCGAGCGTAACTTGATGCCGTTCCAGTAATCTGCATATCGTCCATGCCCTTTTTATCCAGACTTTCTCTGGCATATGCCACATTTCCGATGCTTTCTGGAGACTCTGCATCCATGAGGGTGGCAACAGCTTTGATATAGTATCTGTCACCAATTTGGGCTATCTCGTCGCTAATAGTTAGCGTACACATATACTTTGCCAGTAGAGGCTTGGCCGCCTCCAGAATGTCCTCACAGCTTCTATACTTATACTTTCCATAGCTGTTATACTGTCCCTTTGGAGCTTTCAGCTCGCTCTGAATGGCCATGAGCTTTTCTCTAATCTTCATCGGCTGTCTCCTCTCCATAGAAAATTGTTACTGTTACTTCCTTGTCATCATCCATAAGATGCTTTACTGCTGTTTCAGCAAAGTTGATAGCCTCCTCGCCATTATCAAAAATAAAATCTGTATAACCAATTCGTACCTTATATTTCATAGTCGTTATCCTCCTCTACTTCATTTCCACATATAGGGCAACAGTAAATAGTCTCGCTACATGGTATGCCCCAGAACTCTCCTCGTGGTTCTTGAACTTCTCTTACTTCTTCTTCATCAATTACTGCATTACAGTTAGGACATCTATATATCATCGTCGTCCTCCTCAATTGGGTAACATAGGGCGTGAATGATAGATGCTGTTCCGAGAACACCGCCCCATAGATACAAAGCGTTTTCCGCTTGTTTGTGATAGCTCCAAAGAAAAGCAACAATTGCTATTATCTGGAGTGATAGACATATTCGAGTAAATCTGTTAAAATTGAATTGCTTGTTTGGAGGGCTTTCAGCCTCTCTTGGCGTGGATGTTGCCACATCTGCGCCCTTTTTATTTCTTTCCATTTCCTGTTCCTTTCTACTCACCAGTGCAAAGGGATTGCCGATACTTCTCCAGCGCATCCGTGTCAAACTTAATAGTTGAGTTTGGAGCATCTGGCCGCATCTTACTTGCTATCTTGTATTTCTGGTTGATAGCGCGATTTCGATAAATGTATCTCAATTCATCGTCGGTAAATCCCAGCTCAATGAGTTCCTTAATAGTCATTAGTTTTTTGGGATACTTCATATTGCCTCTCCTTGCCATCTGCTAGCCTTTTAGTTGCTAGTGTTCGCTTTCAGCTAGTGACGAGGGTATAAAAACGTCATCCATAGTGCATGAATAGAGTTCACACAGTTTGCTCATTGCCGCAACGTTTGGAAAAGTCTTGTGTGACTCCCAACTTTGAATGGTCTCACGTCTCACGCCCATAGCCTTAGCGGCCTCGTCTTGAGTCATTTCGGCGTTGACTCTTAACGCCTTTAACTTGATTTTCACTTTGTTACCTCCTTCTTTAATTTCGCCGTGTGCTAACACACAGCTTGATAATACTCGCTTTTGGCTAGTATGTCAAGCAATAAGTTAACATTTTTATGATATTTATTGTATTTTTCCTCGCTTTTTGCTAGAATATAGCCACATAACCTTTAAAGAAGGGAGGGGCGATTATGAATAAGAATACAGTGTTTTCAAAGAACTTACGTTTTTATATGGATGCTAGGGGTAAAAAACAAGCCGATTTATGCAAGTATCTGAATGTTAGCTCGGCTACAGTATCCGACTGGTGTAACGGTAAAAAGATGCCACAGACACAGCGCATCGGCGACATAGCCGCTTGGTTAAATATTCAGGTAACAGATTTATTCGACGAAAGCGAGCCAAATGAAAACAAGGTCACTATCGTTGCCGATGATGACCTCGCTCATTTTCTGGAATTATACCAAAACGCTACCCCTCAAGCTCGTGCTTTTGCTCGCGTTCTGTTAGAAAGCGGAAAGCCTCAAGACGTGCCTCCGATGACGCCTCCAGATACAACTTTATAATTTCTTCTAGTTCTTTTTGCAACATAGCCTTATATCTCCTTTTTATAGTATAGGATATATAACGAAAAAAGATTTTGGGAGAGTGAGGCAAGGGGGATTAAAACCTCACCCTCCATACTTGGGACATTTACATATTATCTTAATAGGTCTTACTCATTCCATAGTCACTTGTAACCATTTATTATTCATTTTTATTCACGAGGTATTCATCATGAATTACGATGCAAAGCTGGCCAACATAATCACCAGATTAAAAGAAGTGAAAGAGAACAACCCAGAACTTACACTCCAGAAAATCTCTGACCATACAGGGGTTTCGTTTTCGACTGTATCCAGAATATTCGCCGACGGTTCGGAGAACTCTTCGTTTCGTTATGAGTCTGTAAAGCCCATCGCAAAAATGCTTCTTGGCCTAGATAGTCTTGACGAGGGCAACGACGACGAACTAGCGTTAAAAGCTATTATTCAGTTCAAAGAGACGGCTATCGAACAACTAAAAAAGGAAATAAACGACTTAAAGGAAAAACACGAACGCAAGCTGGAGAAAGAACGCACACAGTATAGAACGTCAATAGACTTCCTCAAACATCAGATAGAACTCAAGGACGCAAGGATGGACTACTTATTCGAGGCATTAGAGAATAGACGTATCCAATATGAGGAACTATATAAGCTCTATGTTGAGGCAACCAAGAAATGAGGTGATTATATGATAAATTATGCATTAGCTGTTGAATATAATCTGCAAGGAAAAGAACTGGAAAAGCAAGGCAAGATTGACGAGGCTATCATATTATATGAGAGAAACGTTGCTAACGGCTTCGATGGTAGTCATCCATACAAGCGCCTATCTATCATTTACAGAAAACTAAAGAGATATGACGACGAGATAAGAGTCCTGAACGCGGCCATTAAGATATACGAGCCTAAACAGGACGTTGATAAGGATAAATACGATTATTTTGTCACACGATTAGAACAAGCAAAGAAGTTGAGGTGATGACTTATGGCAAACACCAAATACAGCTATGACGAAAAGCGGAAAGGATGGTCAACGCTGGTTTATGATGGCACTCTCACGGCCACTGGGGCAAAACATCGAGTTCGCATCACGAGCAAAAAGTCATCGGCCGACCTAGAAAAGAAGGTATTGGCTTTTAAACAGCAAGTCGCCGAGGGTGGAGCTTCCAAGGTTTCAAACATCACATTCGGAGAATATGCCGAGCAATGGTTCGAGACTTCCAAATCAACCAGAGAACTGAATACACAGAGAACATACAGGGGGATTCTGGATTCTTGTTTCCAAGAAATATGGTACATTCCTTTGAACCAATTAACTTATTCTCATTTCCAGATTTGTATCAACGCAAAAAAGGAGCATCCGAGAACTTGCCAGCTGTTATCAATGACATTCACACAGATAATAAAAGCGGCTGTTAGAGACCGTTATCTGCCTCGCAGTGCTGTTCTGGATATAACGGAGGGTGTTTCCTTACCTAAGTATCAAAAACCTATTAAACGACCTTTAACGGAGTTGGAAAAACAGGCGTTATCCATGGCAAATCTTGAGCCTATGAAACGTGCCTTTGTATCCATTCTGTATTACTGTGGATTGCGCAAAGGTGAGGCGCTGGCCTTAACCCCTAGTGACTTCAATTGGGAGACTAAAGAAGTATCCATCACAAAGGCGTGGGCGTCCGACCAAATCAAGCCTTATCCTAAGAGTAACAACGGAGTGCGGAACGTGCCGATTCCTGATGCGGCGATTCCTCTCATTCGGCCATACGTCGAGTCAAAGGATGGTTATATCTTCCACGGTCGAACCTCGGAGATTATGAAAGCGACAGCTTATCGGAGAATGTGGGAGTCGATAATCTACCAAATGAACGAGGCTCTGGGATACAACCCTTATAAAAACCATAAGAGCGAGAAACAAATCAAAGGATTAACCGCCCATACATTTAGGCACAACTACTGCACAGAACTTTGTTACCAGATACCAACTATCTCCACTAAAATGATAGCTCGGTTGCTGGGAGACAATGAAAAGATGGTCATTGAGGTTTATTCTCACTTAGTCGAGGATAAGGAAAAGCCAGCCGATGCCGTCAATAATATTTTCAACTTGTAACTTTTTTGTAACCAAAAACGCTCGTGAGCCTCTATTTTAGCCGTTGAACAACTGATTCGTAATCAGTAGGTCGAGGGTTCAAGTCCCTTCTTAGGCTAACCCACTAAAATGGCCGCATATTCCAGAAATAAAGGGTTTGCGGCCGTTTTTATTTGCCAAAAAGTATTGCCGAGTATTGCTAAATACTCCCAAAATACTTGTAACCAGCGTGTAACCAAGGGTCGATTTTGACCATAATGTAACTTTTTTGTAACCAAAAAGGGACGGCAAAAACCGTCCCTGAACCATCATAAATCATTCAATTTATCAATGGTCGCATTGTAGAGTTTTGGAATAAGAACCTTAACGACGTCCATTAGTTCATCCATCACAGATAAAACCGAGGGTGTATCTTTCCCACGCACTGCATCGCTAAACTCACTCCCACTATCATATCCAGCCGAGAACGAGTATTGAGGCTCGTTAACTTTCTGCATATGCTGGAGTATTGTATAGTAGGCCGCCAGCTTAATACACGTATTCGCGTTTGGATTCCTCTCGCCTTGACATTCCGCAATGGCTTCTAATAAGTCCGATTCTTTTATCATTTAGTTCCCCTCTAGTCGTGACACCAGTCGTCTCATATCGTCGCGAGTTCTCTCGTCTGGCGCTTCATGCATCATCGAGCGTATCTCGTCGGCCATAGAGTAATTTCGAGCGTATCTGCCCATTGAGTCACGCTTATTGCTGTAACCACTCTCGTTGATTATCTTGTCGATATTCTTAACAGCGTGTGCCAGCTTGTCGATGACATCCAGTGAACCAGCTGTCATTTCCTTTTTTCCATAGCCTTTTAGCTCGTCACAGAGCTTTTCTCGGAGTTCATGTAATTCTTTCATACGCTACCTCCTTTATGCCGCTGGAGTAATAGGATTAGCAACCGTATAGCTTGGTATTGGATATGGAGCTACCCTATTAACGATATACTGAGTCTGTGCTGAATTATCTGCAACAAGTGCCGCTGTCTGCGCTGTCTGTGATGCAATTAGATTCTGCATATTAACCTGATTCTGTAGAGCAAGGTTCTGAGCCTTGAGGGCGTCAATTTCTTGCTGACACATCTTGTCGAGGATAGCCTGAGTCTGTTCCTGAATGGCAAGTCTTGTTGCCGCTCCCTCTGAAGAAACGAGGTTCTGAGTCTGACAAGTTGCTAGTCTGTTATCACAACAACACTGGGCAAGCTGTGACTGAATACCAGTCATTCCCTGAGTAACAGCTGTCTGTGATGCAAAGCTCCTCTCTAGGTCTGCTATAGTGTTGTTGTACATCTGTGCTGTGATGCCGTTCTGTGCGCCGTTTACGCTTGCATTTACGCCAGCAAAGCCGCCACATAAAGCTGTCTGCACATCTCCAAAACCGCTTGTGATAGCGTTCTGGATGCCATTAACGCTTGTTCCAAGCGCCTGAGTCGCGAAACCGTCACTTATCTGGTTAGACTGATTCATCCAAGGATAAATGTCTCCACCAGCGCCGAAACCGCCGCCCCAGCCTCCTCCAGCAAAGAGAAGTAGTAATATTATCCAGCCCCAGTCGTTACCAAAGCCGCCGCCAAATCCACCGCCGTTTCCCATTGGTGTAACTGGCATAATCATGTTGTTTTCATCTGTTAATGCCATAATTGTTATCTCCTTATTTAATATATTTAGCGTTGCGCATTGCTATTGAAATACTGCTGATACATAGACTTGGCCTGTTCAATCTGCTGTTGCGTTACCTTTCCGCTTTGCATCAAATATTGAGCCACGTCTTGAGGCGACCCCATAGATTCTTGAGGTATCCCCATTCTCTGCATTAGCTGTTGAGGGTTTCTCATTGCTTGCATTATCTGCATTGCCTGTTGAATATTGACCATGATAAAAACCTCCTATTTCGTCCAAAAATATATAGGTATCTCGTCGCCACTGTCCCACGTATCGTAGTAGTCGCCATCAATCACTGTAACGACGTGATTCGCTGTTCCTACGACATACGTCCCCACTGGATTATCACGAGCAAAGTCTCTTATTGAGTAACAGTCTGGGCAAAAATTAGGGAGTGATTCTCTATAAAAACCGTGTTGTCTTAACACTGAACCCCATACGTTGTTACTCGATATAACGTCGCCCATCATAAAGCCGTTGGCCGCGATTAGTGCGTATGCGTTTTCCCAGTCTGTATTTAATGCCTTAGCAACCGCCCTGACGGCACAGTCACCCACTCTGGCTGAGACTGGATTCGGATTGTAATATACATACATAGTCGTTCCCTCCTATGATGCTATTTTGCACAAAAAAAGAGCCGTCCACGAGCAAGTGAACGGCTAACTTTCGTCTATATTTAGTTTAGTAATTGCTCCAGTCTCTATCGTAAACCTTGGCCACCTCGGTTATATCAAACCGCTTCTTATCAAACGCCTGTCTAAATAGAGCTATCGCCTCTCCGTAAGTGGAGCACTCGACATAGAATACTCCCCAGACTTCCTGACACTTATCGTAATACTCAATCCTGTGTTTCATGTTCCGCCTCCTCAATATCTCGCTGGAGCTGGTTCTTGGATGCCTCAAGTTCTCTCAACTTATCCTCACGAACTACCCTCTCAAGCAATTCCACAACGTATGCTGGCGGCTCTCTCATTCCAGCATCCCACGCCTCCAAAGTCCTTAGTGGAATGTGATAGCGCCGAGAAAACTCAGCTCTACTGATTCCTAAAATCTTCCTGATTCTCTCACTGTCTCGCATCGTTTACCTCCTAAACCTCGATACAACTAACATACCATTCTGGATGCTCTGCCAGAACACTCTCAACGTCCACGTCGTCACACCATGCCATAAATGTACCACACTCGTCTAAAATCGCACTTCTATATTCTCTCATAGTTATACCTCCTCCCATTCAGTTACTTCGCGGCTCTCTAGGTGAATATCCGTCCAGCTGATAATGACGCCATACTTAGGGTCTTTTTCAGCTTGTCGGTTATGACACTTAGTCCAAAACTCAATATCAAGTTTGCAATGTTCCAGCTCGCTCTCTGCAATCTTTCTATCCTGATACGTCACATTGTACGAACCATAACCAGAAATAGCTGGGTGAATGTTCATACTGATAGACTCGTGACCATCAGAATTATGGCGCATATGCTTAGTTCCTACAATCCTATATTCTCTCATAATAACACCTCCCTAGATATTCATATCATAATCAATAGTGCTGTTCAAAATCTTGACATACTGGCAATAGATAGCCTCCTCGGTTTCTTCTTGATGCGTCATTATCCAGTCACCGTCATCGTAGTTGGATGCCTCCCACTGCTGTATCTCGAACAATCCGTTTCCGCCAGTGTGTTGGATGATGCGATATTCTTCGCCACCAGCAATAAAACGTTTTAGTACCTGATACATTTCGCGACCATCATAGCCGACAACCTTATAAGTCTCTTTAAATCTCTTCATAGTGCTTACCTCCATTCTAACTCCTCTTTCTCGTCATCAGTGAGACCTCTTAGACATAACATTGTGTCATCACTGGCCTCGTCCCATTCCTCGTCGATTCTATATTCTACGTCGTAACGATTGATTAGTTTAACAAGCCAGCCGATAAACCCTTCCTCGTAAAAATCCGATTCACCATTGACAATGTCACAAAACTCGTCATATAACTCGATATTTAATGGGTAAATAGGATTATCAATTAGATTTCCATAAGTTAAACGATTGTTATTGATGCTCAAAAAATCTATGAGTGCTTTCTTGCATAACTCTTTGGCCTCGTCATAGTCAAGCTCTTTAATACAGCTACCCTCAATATACTCTTTTCCTGTCATAATAACCCCTCCTCTCTAGGCGTTTTTATTTTACGATACCACACAATGTACGGTATGTCAAGCGATTTACAAACAAAAAAACCGCTTACTCGTTAGAGCAAGCGGCGTTAGAGAAGAATGATAATATTACAAATGCTTCGACATTATATCTTGGCATTTATAAACTATGTTTTTGATTTGCTGGGTCGAAAGCTCGAACTCTTCCGCCAGCTTTTCGTATGTGATTCCATCCAGAACACGCCTTTTTATAATAGCCCTGTTCCTTTGGTTGAATATCCACTCGTCTATCACATACTCAATCTCACTACGAGATTTTTCAAGCATCGAGACTCCTTCCTGTCCCAAGTCTCTGCTTTACTATTTAACAAATGTTCTATCCCCACTCTTGGCACATACCCAGCCAGATGGTATTCTAAGCCAGATTTCATCACCAACGTTTTTTACCTCGTTGCAAGTGACTTTAGTTCCATTTACAAGCGCCGACCCCCTAGCATGACGCTTGCCGTCTGGTGTAAGTCCCATATACCCTACGAGGCCGAATTGCTTTCCAGCACCCTTTCTAACATTTAGAGCCGTATTCACACTTATGGTATAGATTTTTCCTACTTCATATAGGCTTTTTACGGAGTTTTCTTTTTTAGGGGCATTATTTATCAGCTCGTCTGTTAGCGAGGCTATATCGGCTTCGTAAGGTGGTCTAATGTATCCTCTGATGTATTTACCATTAACGTAAATTGTTCTGTTGCCAACAGAGTTTGACTTGTTACCCTCACGTACTGTGATTTTGTTACCGTCAACCCTTACGACGATACCCACATGGTCTGGGACGCCTAAATTATCGCCCTCGCCATTGTCTCCCCAGTCATACATGACTATATCGCCGCTTTCTGGCTTGTAACCGTCGTTCTCTATCCAGATACCAAGGTCTTTGGCTTTTTTAACCATAATAGGGCAAGAACATTCTGCAAGGCTATCATATCCAACTTTGTGGAGAATAGCCGATACAGTGGCCGCGCACCATGGGTCTTTAGTCTGTAATTTATAGCCTCGTGGTCTTGGGTCGATGCTGTTATATGTATCGACTACCCACTTATGAGCATCACTGCCCTTGAGGTTTGTTATCTCGTGAATTACGTCTGCACTTTTCATTTATTCACCCTCCTTATATTCTGGAAGCCCAAATGCAATTGATGTGAATATTGATATGATAAACATACCGATACTAGCACCTAAAATCATCTTCCAATCAAAATCTTGTACAATAACATTCTCACCTATACCTAGCAATACGCCTTGAGCAAGGCTTCTGATAGCTCGGTCAAAGGCATGTTTCCACCACTTCTTATCTTCGTACCACATATTATGCCTCCTTGCTGAAATATTCTAATTCTTCTATATCTCCCGTATCAGCCCACACGTTATTTGTACCAAGCAGAGACTTAACTTGAGTAGGAGTAAGTTGGTAGGATTGAGGTGTTGCACCGATATTAACCACTTGCGCTCCGATTGTAGGTGTAGTACCTACTGCATAAACGTCTCTATCAGATATCCATTCACCCTCAAGCGTTTCGCCATTGTAAGAAGCATAGTAAGGTACTACTTTCAACTCCCCACTAACCACATCAAGAGTACTACCATATACTGTGAGTGGGTTTAAACCGTCTTTGAATTGGATGGTGTAGGTTGTTCCATCTTCCGCATCTGTAGTAGGTGATACAACCACATTTGCCTCTGTAAATCCGCTTATAGGGCAGATGTTGGAGTATGGAGCAAAGGTGGTTGCGGTTGAACCCCTTTCAAGCTGAAAATTGAGTTTGCTTATATCTTGACCGCTATTTAATTCTATGGCTATTTTTACAGCTTTTCTTTGGTCAATAGTAAATGTCATTACATTAGTATTATATACACGAACTATAACCGAGTCAGGATTATCTCTTACACTTATTTGTTTAACACTCTCGTTCATTGAAAATATATAAGTTCCCGCATCTAAAGTTAAGTCGCCATTAGGAACATTCGATGACAATATGCCACCCCATACTGCATATGGTGAACTATATTTTCTTATGTCGGGATTTAGTTTATTCTTCCCAGCTCCCCCAACCCAAGGGCTGTCATACCCATGAAGGTCTTGCTGTGGCTCTATTGCAACTTCTAATTTTGGCATTGGCAAATCACTTCCGTCATCAAAACTTGCGATTGCTTGTGGTAAATCCTCAACCTCTTTTAGATAATAGACATTTTCTGGAAGTGGTACACTAACTGTTACTTCATTATAACCATCCGTTCCGCTTGGTGGTGTATATGTTCCATTCTCTGTAACTGTAAGCTCATCTAACACAGGTGGCACATCGGGAACATTTACGATTACAGGACTATATGCTGTGCCTTCTTCACTATATGTTCCATTCTCTGTCGCTGTTAACTGTTTAATGGTCACGTCACCGCCACCGCCCTCGCCAGCTTTTTCCATCAGTATTTCTTTTCTTGTGATTGGTTTATCTGGAATGGTCTGAGTCTTATCGAATATATGTTTGATATACATTTCTTCTCTAGTTATTGGTTCTAAATCCTCGCCATTCCATAACTTTTCTTCCCTTGTTATTGGGGTTATCTCGCTCATAGTGTTACCTCCTTAATAAATATTCTTGCATATCATCTCTCGCCAACTTCAACTCCTCTTGATGGTTGCCATCAATGGCGTGGCTCATAAGCGCAAGGATTGATTTCATCAGTACGCTCTGAGCCTCTTTCATTTCCACCTGTTCTCTTTCTAGCTCCTTGAGCCTCTTGTTGTCGCTGTCGAGTAGTTCCTCATGTTTCTTTAAAAGCTCGTCTCTGTTATCGTCTGGCTTCTTCGCCCATTTATATAGTCCTACGATAACAGCTCCAGCTCCTCCGATTGTTATAATCCCAGCGCAAGCCACTTGAAATATGTTCCAAAGTTCTTCTAGCATTTTTGTCCTCCTTATGATGTCTTTAATATAACTCTTTATTGCTCTACCCATTCCGCAACGATAGTAAAAGAATCGCCTGCCAAAACTGTTACAGCACTAGATAATACAACAATCGCCATCAAAACTTGATACGATGTATTCGCATCACGATATAATGTCTTTACAACTCCCAACTCCGTGATTGTAATATCATTAGCTGTATTATTTGTTCCTGTTATAGTTAGGATTCTTTTTGCACTATCGCTGGCTTCGAAACCTACAGAATATTGAAGATTTGAAAAGTTCGATGTTATATCATTTGCTAAAGTATATTCATCTCCACTATATGTATTAGTTCCGTTTCCAAGGCGCAAAGAACAATTTGTAAGAACTCTATTTTGAGCGCAAGGAGGCATCATTGAGGCATTGTTATTTGTTTTTGTCATAATACTCGGTGTTGCTCCTGTAATATCAACTACGCCTATTGTCTCATATGTAACAGCACTTCCATCATAAAATGGGATTTTCTGCATAGCTGTTAACCATCTCCAATAATTTTTTAATACCATTATAAATCCTCCTTATTCTACGCTTACGTTAAATGATGTATTAGATACTAACCTTTCGGTTATAGGTATAGTTCTGACTACACTTCCTCCTCGAACATTCACAGCGACTTGTGAATATCCTCCAACACCTTCATCAAGGGCTATGTAAAGACCATTTTCAGTAATGACCTTTTCTACAAGTCCTCCTGTAATTATTGAGATTATTTCATTAAGTAGTTCTGTGTTATGTAACACATCCTCATCAATTTCGCTCATTCCATCTTCCATTTCTGCTTTTGTTGCATAACTTGATAATTCTTGCTTTGTTGCATAACTCGATAAATCAATGGCTTTCCATGTTCCATCACTGTTAAGAAACTTGTTTAAATCTGTAATAAGTGGTTTTGGAACAAGTCCTCTCTCTCCATCTGTCTCTCCATCCGTACCTATAAAATCATTATAGGTTTGTCCAGACATTTCTATGTTAGCTATTCCATCCTCATTTACTACTGATTCCCCATCAACAAGAATATCTGTGACTTTATCATCTGATTTCAGCAACCATTCATTACCGACCTTGACATATAAACTCTCTATTTCATCTCCATAATCATTTACAGATATCAACTCCAGATTTTGTATCCATAATTCAATATCACCATTAACTCCAGAAGTATCTATTTGAATACAATGTCCGCCATTTCTATGCGCTGTAAACTCATATTCATAATCATGCCATTCATTATCTTGCACAAGACTTTGTAGATAAACCTCATGAGATGCGCCTGTCTTTTCTGCTGTATCACCATCATAAGCCGTTGTATCATCGCTATAATCACTTTGATAAGTATTGTAATAATAATTATGTATTACCACAGCATACCATTTATAGAAACCATCTCCTGCTTTGTTATTAGTATAGGTAACATCTTGTGATAACATCCTTGCTGAAAACCTAACTTTATATCTTTTTCCATTAGTGAGATTTATATTTCCGCTTAAAATAAAAGAATCAAAAGCATAGCTTTTAGTGCCTGTTACGACAAAGTTCCATTTATTATTCCAAGACTTTTGTGCCCCATAATCTCGGCTGTGCGTTCCCTCATGATTATCACTCGGAATATAACTATTGCTTTTTATCAATGCATATAAGTCTTTATCATCACCGATACTATTTGAAGGTGGTTCTAATCCATAATAAAGGTTAACATCACCACTACCACCTACGGCATTTATAGTCAACGTGTTGCCATCTCTTGATATTGAGATATTCTCACCAGCTTGGATTCCAAATGAGGCTACATTACCAGAAACAGTTGTCGAGCCGTTTAGTAAAACGTCCTGTAGTCCGATTGTGCGGCCGACATAATCGGCAACAGAGATTATATTTCCTTCAATTACTACGTTATCTCCAGCAATGAGTCTTTGTTCACTGCCAGAACCCTTGTAATTTGTTGATACTATCTGGCCAACCGTCTTGGATAACTGGCCAACTTCAACCTTGGTGTTATAACCCCTGATACAGTCATATGTTAGGCCGACGACTCTTTCCTCGAACCTCTCGCCGTCTCTGCTTTCGATTTCGACCTTGTCACCGAGGTGTATTCTTTCGAGGTTTCTGTACGCTTTATATTCCGCCGTCTTTGACAAATCAATGAGGTCGGCCGTAACGTTGATGGTTGGCAAATCCCAGCCCTCGTCCTCGAAATAATATTCACACTGGCCTGTCATAAAATCGTATAGTTCTTGATAAGCCTCTGTTAATTTACTCTTAACAAGTGCGATATTTGCTGTATAAATCTCGTCAGCTAACCACGCTATAGTCTCCGACTTCTTAGCGTCCATATCTACCAGATAGCCGTCACTGTCAAAATAACGCCACTCATTATCAATCTTCATCCACTGAGATTTTAGATAAACCATTCCAAGGTCTTTATCAGTGTTACCGAACCAGTGTTTTCCTGTCTGTTCGTCAACTAAATCGCCCCATGGATAATCTGGCATTGAATGAGCTGGGTCGGCGTCTGTATATCCGTATGAGTCGAACCAGTAATATGTTCCATCTATAAATGCCCATCTGTCATGCAGATACTTGGATTTATCGTCAGCGCTTGCGCCTTCTTCTCCGAACCAGTAACCGCTTGATGCGTCACCGTGCCAGCCGTAATTTGACTCTCCAGACGAGTCCTCGTCATACCAGCCCTCCTCGTCGTACCACCACTGGCGCATTGTGCCTTCAACGGTCATAAATACATACTCGTTGTGTGCATAGTATCTTTCACGGTTTCCATACCACCACTTACCGTTTTCCTGAGACTGATACCATCCCATATCGGAGACGTTCTTATAATCCTCCCAGTAACCGTCGTTATTGAAGTAGTAGTATTCCTTGCCTATTTTTATATAGCAATTCTTAGCGTATGCTTTTGCTGGAGTCTCCGAGTCATCGCCGTACCACCAAGCGTGCGGAATAACAGACGTGTCCTCGTGCCACTCCCATTCGTTTATCTTCTCTTTGCTAATCCATGATACCGCGTTCTTTGCGCATGACTTAACAAAGCTCTGCCAGCTCTTTATCGTGAAAACAAACTTATTCTGGAGGTATTCAGAAAGTCCACCCTCGCCACTTATTAAGGTCTTAACGTACTCGGCCTTATAAGTGTTTGTTGTATCGTTAACAATGGCCGTCCATATTGCCTCGGCCGTTGCTGTCATTGCGTCAGTCATGGCCACGCGCCACTGTTCTGTCTTATTGGATAGATAGTCGTTTTTAGTTTTATCTGTATCAATGAGGTTTATGTTTAACTCTAGGAATCGAGAACGCACAAAAGGATAATCCAGTCCTTGCCTAGCTGTATCAACATACTGGTTGCCTCCTTGGTCTGTGACATCTGCCCAAGTATTCAGTCTTATTCCCTCTTTTGAAATAGGATACAGACGCGTTACGACGCTTGAAGTGTCTACCTCGTAAGTAAGTCCCATTAAGTTGCGGCCGTAACGAATCGGATACGCCCTCGCGTTGTTCTGGTCTCCGATTATATCTAAAATCTTTATCTTATAGCTGTCATAGATAACCTCGCCGCCCCAGTGGTTAACGAACGAATTGTCGTCGCTTCCTGATATGGCCGCAATGAGGTTTGTATTGTTCCATCTGCCCCACGTTTTAAATGTGATATTAGACGAAATAGTGTATTTATTATTTGCATCAACCGTTTTAACGTAATTATCCAGCGTTGCGGCCGCCTGAGCGCCTGTTTCATCATCAATGTTTAAATACTGAATTGGAGCGTCATAAGTTGCCTCAAGTGCTATTGGAAACGCTATAACAGTGATGCTGGTTAGTGTCTTTTTTGTATCGTAGATGCGGAAAAGCTGTGTGTTCGACTCCCACTCTCCGATAAAATCCAGATTAGTAACACGTAAAATAGCATCCTTGACAAGATGCTTGTATCTCTGCTCCTTGTCAAATGGATGCTCTAATTCTAGTTGCCACGCGCCATTGATACCGACACTAATCTCACATGATAATGGGATAAGAGTCGCAAGGCCGTTGTTATTAAATGTAGTTGTTGAACCTGAATATATGTTAATCATATTCTATAACCCCATCTAGGCTTCACCTTGAGAGTGCCAGCCGTACACGAAATCGAATTGTTACCAGATGCGAGGTATAATCCCTCATAATCACCATTTACCACGCCGTCTGCACCCTGAATCGCGTTATTGACGATGGTATAGGCCATCTTCCTCCTCGTATCTATATACAGATTATTCGTTACAGTAAAGGTCATAGCGTGGCCGTTAACTGTAAGTGTTCCTGAACCGTTGCCAGTGATGATATATAGAGGCTTGCTCATATCTGCATTATTAGCGATAGTTGAATATGAGGTTATCTCTGTCTCTCCACTCGCTAGAAACTCATACGGATAAACCTCCATTTTGACGCCCACACGGCCGTATTTATCCGACTTCTTCATAATGGTGGAGTAATTGACCTCTTTCACCTCGTAAAACGAATCTGGGCTGTCTAGCATGATGAGAGTGCCTGTTCCACTTAACCAGTGTCGTATCTGGCGCATTTTAGCTTGTAAATCATCCCTTTTTAAATGGATAGTGAACTCCCAGAACGCGTCCATATCTGCAACATCATCCACTAAGAGTTCGCCGTCCATTGCTGGTACTTCTTGACGCGTCCTAGACTTACTGGACGGCGTGAGAATAGGGATAGTGCCTAAAAACGCATTAAATGCGCTTGGTCTTACGTTGTTATAACTTATATCAAACATTAGTAACCTCCTCCTGTCGCCATTGAGAGCGCTCTTTCTTGGTCGCTAATCTTTCCAACGGTATAGTCATAAGTTGACTGGCCGATAACCTTACCATCGAGGTTAGTATCTACGTTTACATTCACAGACATTGCGGCCGCCAGCTTGTCTATGTCTGAATCACTGAGTAACTTCGCATGAGTGACTACAGACTGCGACGCGTTGAGGTTGGAATCTACGTCGATAGTTCCCTTATAATTCATGGAGTCATTTATAGCCTTATTTACGCCATCAATATTCTTCTCCCATCCAACTTCGAGACCTTCTGTGAGGCTCTTACCAATTTCAATAAATCGCTTTGATGGTGAATTAACTTGGAACGCACTCTTTGCGGCGTTAGTAACTGTTGTTGCCATAGAGGAAATACCAGCCGTTAACTCCGAGAGCTTTGATTTTATTCCGCTCCACAGTCCGTCCATGAGCGATTTACCAGCACTCACCCAACTGCTTACTTGAGCTTTGATGGCGTTAACCCATCCAGTAACAGCCGTGGTTATTGAACTTGTAACCTCGGATACCTTTTGGTCAAACGCATCTTTGAGACCACCAAAGAAACTGAGAGCCGCACTGAGCATTTCGCCAGCCTTTGAGGCTACATTTGAAACAAGCTCGCCTATCTTAGAGCCAAGGGATGCTAACAGACTACCCATCATTTCGCCTAGCGCTGTTGGTATTACTCCAAAGAATATTAACGCGGCGTTGAGCATCTGGGCTTTGCCTCCACTCGTCCAATAGTCAACGATATACTGCACTATTTCTTTCAAAGCATCCCACAGAGCTGAAAGTATTTCTGGGACAGCTTCGCCAAAACTTGCAAACAGCTCTAAAAAGGCCATTCTCATGTTTTCTGCGTTCTCGTCTGCCGTCAAAGCATCCAAAATGCCAGTGATAATATCTGGGATAATATCAATTATTTCGTCGATATTTTCCATTATGGCCGTTGCCAGAGCTACAGTGAGTTCTAATCCAGCGTTTAAGAGTAGACTTAGGTTGTCTCCACTCATTAGCTCGGTTGTTAATGTAGTAACGATGGCCACTGCTGTTTCTACCAGACTGTCAACATGGTCTGTTATAAATCCAGCCAGCTTTGTGACGATAGTCACCGCACCAGTTGCCAAACCTTCTGTGTTACTTTCTAAACCATCAAGCAACATTTCAAGCAATTTTCCAGCCGCTTCAAGAATAGAATCCAGATTATCCATTATTGTTGAGCTGATATTTGAAACGATAGCTCCTCCAGCACTTAAAAGGTCTGGTGTGATGGTGAAAAGCGTTTCTGCAATGCTGGTTATTATCTGTTCTGCCGCACTCACCACGGAGTCGGTATTGTCATTCAAGCCTTTGACTAATGTTTTTACGAGATTTTCGCTTGACGACAACAAGTCTGGCAATACTTCATCAACATAATGAGGAATCCTATCAACTAGGTCTGGGAGGATGGTCTCTATCAGTGTTCCCACGCCTTCCATGGCCTGTTCCACTAATGGGACAACGTTATTTAACGCGGCATCTGCGGCCTCAACAAAATTATTTATAAACATATCGAGGTCGGCGTCCTCGTCTGCTAACGATGTAACGAGATTTTCCCACGCCGCTTTAACTGTTGCCAGTGAGCCAGTAACAGTGTTTGTCGCCTCGTTGGCCGCATTAGAGGTAAATCCCATCTGGTCAACGCCTTGCGCGAGCATATCTGTAACTGCACTTTGATACTCGTCTATAGGTACTTGCGACAGTTCGGTATATGACTCGTCGAGATAGCCAGCCGCCTGAGCCGCTTCGAGGAATCCTTGTGTTGTCTGTGGAAGTAATGAAGAGAACTGGTCGGCAATAGATAAATAACTGGATGTTGACCTCGTAATGAGGTTGTATTTATCCATAAGCTCGTCTAGTGGGTCGCCAGTACCAGTCGCATAGTCTGCAATGGCTGTCATACCCTTTTTAGCTGTCTCATACGCTGTTTCATCGCCCATTGTGGCTGTAAATCTACCACCAACTTTGTTAATCGTCTCTAAATATTCATTCATAGAGAGATTAAGGGTGTTATAAGCGTTTGTTGCGTCCTCGTATATAACGGAGTAGTCCATTTCATCGAATATCTTTTGAGCGCCACTCGATAACTGCTCAAACTGTCCGTATGATGATACAGACTGCGATACCAGACTGCCCACTGCTGTTGCGGCCGCTGTTATTGCAACCGTTACAGCTTCAACAGCAACCTTGAGTGTCTGAACGCCAGCTGTTGCGACTGAACCAAACGCACTTGATATGGTACTGCCAGCACTCGATGACTTCTCGCCAGCGTTCTGGGCTTCGTTTCCATAGCCTTTGAGTTCGTTCTGGAGTTCCTTGAGTTCGCTCTCGTTGCTCTCCATTTCCTTTTGAGCGCTTTTTAATTCACTCGCGAGCTGTTGAGTCTTTTCGGAGGCCGTTCCTTCTTCATTGGCCGCCTTGTTGAACTCTGTTGCCAGTCTTTCAACCTCTGCCTTGGAAGTCTTAACCTTTGCCTCCATTGCGCCTATCTGGTTTTTGAGTGTCTGCATACTCGTTGATGCTGTTTTAGCCTTATTAGACGCCTCGTTTAGCCCTTCGCTAAATCCTTGCTTGAATCCTCTGGCAAACTCTGTCGCGTTCTTAGCGGCGTTAGAAATAGCTGTAAACGCACTCGACATTGTGCCTTGTGCGCTCTTTGTACTGCTTTCCGCCTCGCTGAGTCCTTGCTTGTAGTCCGATGTATCTAGTTTTAGTTTTGCGGCTAATTCGTATAAATCCATATATCTACCTCTAACTTTCCGAGGTTAGCGGCCACCTCTCTAGGTGGTCGGTTGTGTTCTTGGTCTTATTCCTGTATTTTTCTGCACTCTCTCGGTGATTTCCTTTATCTGTTCTTCTACTGGCCGCGTGTCAATTGGTTCTGGATACACTAGGTCTTTGAGAAGTGATGGTATTTTCTTATTCTCTGGGAGTGCATTTAGAGAATTAGCGACGTACTGCTGGTAAACCCACGCTCGTTCGTCGCTATCTATCCTTGATTTTAAATATTTGAGGAAATGCCTTGCTCGTCCTCTGTATTCTCCGTAACAGAGCCAGAAAGTGTCTCGACAGCGTTCTCGCCCTGTGATTTGAAAAAACCCAGTAACTCTTTGTCGTTTAGCACTTCAAGCACCATCTTAGGTAACGTGATGACGTTATAGTGGAACTTCTCCACTGGTACGCCGTTTAACGTTGCCATAATCTGCACTACAGACTCTTTATGGTTCTTGATGGCCATTGACACGGCCTTGATACGTGAATCTTTCTGTATAGCGTCCCACAGAGCCTTATCACTGAATAACTCAATGCAAGGCTCTAAAAGGTCTGCTAAAAGGTCAAGTGCTTCCTCGTCCTTATATTCTGATAACTTCTTCATTCTTCTCTCTCCTTTTCTTTATCCCTCGGCATTGTCTGGCGTTACCTCTGGTGTCTCTTCTGTGTCGTCATCGCCATCGTTTTCCGCGTCGTTTCCCTCGACGCTGTTGCTAGGGTGTACCAGCCTGAATATAAAGCTCGAATGGTACTGTATCCTGTGCGTCCATTGAATAGTGACCCTCTAATGTAAAGGCATACTGTCCCTTACCGTCCTTAGTTGTCTTGAGTGAGAATCCACTTGTATTAAGGGCGTTAAGAAGGTGAATTGCGATAAATCCAGCTTTGTTTCCTTCGTTCGTGTCGCTGTAGTCTCCAACGAACCATATATCCTGAAAATCCTCTGCCGTGAGGTTCATTCTTGGAACGATAGCGCCGCTTGTTGCGTCTACGTCAGCCGCACCAACGAGCATCTTTCCAGTCGTCGTGTCAACTGTGAGAAGTGTTCCAGCGATTGAACAAGCATACTGTGTTATCTGCTTGAGTTCCTTCATGTTATTAGGGCAATTATCCATATCCTCGCCAAAATCGGTGAATGTAGGTGTACAATTGACCGTAAGTCCTCCAGTTGTTGCGCCTATCTGGCTAGTATATGTAAGCGCTGTTGGGTCAAATCCCTTTACAACCATACCAGCGTTCATGGTGAGCTTTTCAAACGCATCTGTAGGAATCTTTGTGAATTTCTTTCCCATTTTTTCTACCTCCATTTTTTATAGGTTAGCGGCCGCCTTACGCGGTCGGTTTAATGATTTGATATTATATTGATTGTTATATGTCGTATTTCTGGATTATCGTCTGGAGTACGTCTCCACTGTTCTGCATATAGCGTTATCTTGCCTCCGTCGTACCTTATATCGCCGCCGCCGCAATCCTCGCCTATACGCTCCATAATCAAGTCCTTAATATCTGTCACGCCGTCCCAGAATCTTCCATAATCCCATATATCAACCGATGATATGCTGTCGCTGTCAAAGTTGCCGAATACTACCTCATAAGTGATACGAGGATATGGCGCATCCTCTGGCACTGTGTTTTCGTCGTAGGCATTAACGCCAAAACTATTCCAGAATTGGTGTAGAGCTTCTTCAAACTTCATTTCATGCCTCCGTTAGTTTCCATTCTTCGCAAGTGACTTGTTTCATGTTTAGGCCAGCCGACTCTGGCGTGTATTTGTCGTCGCCGTCCGATGTAACTCGAAATATCTTGTCGTCTCTAACTCGCCTTAGTACGTCGTGATATTCCAGCGTTATGGCCTTGCGTGTTGTCAACGTATAAACCGACTTAACGCCTTGCGCTTGCGCCATTCTGGCTTGCATAGACGAATCAAACACGATAGCGCCCTGAATAGTTACACCATCGCTCCAAACGGTCTTATAACCGCCCATACCGTCGTCAACTCGTACTTTATTGAGTAGTACATAATCTTCAAACGCGTTATCCAGTAGACTCATATCTTTTTGTACCTCCTTAACTTAGCGCCAAAAACACCTTGCCATGTTGGTACTGATGAACCAGTCGTCTCATTTGTTCCGCCGCTCGCCTTGCTGTACGAATAGCCTCCAAAGCTCTCACTCTGGAATGGTGACATTGCGGCCGAATCAGCGGTCATATACTTGGCCTCCCAAGCCTTTATTTCTGCTTCCAGCTTGATAATGTCTTGAGGAACGGCCATTAACCAGATAGCGCCACTGAAAACCTCGTCTGTGAGTTTTTCCTCGCCACGCTTGTAAACGCCGTCATTGAATACCGAGCCGACTATCCTGTAATACTGCCCATCCTGAATCTCGCTCATTTCCTCAAATTGACCATCTTCAATTGTTATTTCACCAAAGAACTTACGCTGGCCAATATCAAACCAGTTCTTAAGGTATAGGCAAATATCGTAGAGCATATTGTTTCTCCTTAAAAATTAAGGCGCAATAGCATAGAGAGGCTTATGAGTCCCTAACCATTGCGCCCTTTTAAACTATTTCTTTGTAGATTTAGTTTTCTTTCCTTCGAGTGACTTTGTATCGCTACCCTGTGGTGTTACTATTACTGCCATGTTTTATTCCTCCGATAGAGTAAGTCCTGATAGGTCATAATAGTCGGTTCTCTTATTCTTGCCCTTCTGCTGAACAACTGTGAGCTTCTGGAGGTTCTTGTCTGTTACCTTGAATACGCCCATCTTGTCGCTATCAAGTGTTACGAGACCGCTTCCCTCGCTTGGTGTAAGTCCTACCTTTACGTCTGCGTATGTGAGACCCTCTGCAAAGTCATCAAATCCGAGTCCGATAAAGTAGCCCTCGCCCCAGTCTGTTACGAGCTGGCCGCTTGTGAGCTTAGTAAGAGTTCCTGTTATCTTCTTGTTTGCGGTAACAGAGATACCTGACTGCATCTGTGATGCTGTCGTTCCCCAAAAATCTGTGCTACCATCCACCGCCTCAACGGTAGCACTTGCTAATTTCCCGAGTTTACCGAAATGATTGCTACACCATCTGCATACTCGAACCATAGCTTCATACCCTGTAATGCGTGTGACTCGCCAACAGCTGTATTGTAGTTGCCTCCTACATGGAAACCGATGAGATTTGTCTCTCCGTCTGTTGTATATGTAAGGCCGAGTTTTGCAAACTGTGTTGCTGGGTCGATGTAGTAGAGAACGAGGTTCTCTGCTGGAATAGCGATAACTGTTCCCTCGTCAATCTCGGATGTGATAATCATTGTATCTGCGCCGAGGAAGTTCTTTACATAATCAAGTCCGAATGCTGACTGGAGTGAAATATCAGCCGCACCAACGTACTTGTACACGTCCATAGTGTTTACAAAAGCAACTACGTTTGAAGTGTCCTTGCGCATCTTCTTAAACTTATCCTTTACCTTGCCGATAGCAAGTGAAACAGCCATCTGGAAAGTGTCAGCTGTATCTGTCATTGCTGACGCATCGCCTGTGAGTGTACCATAGAAATCATCAATGACATTTCCCTGTAGCTCATTAAGGAAAGCCTTATCTGTCTTGTTGATAGCAACTTCCTCGCCGTACTCTGCAACGTCCTCGACTGTTACAGCCTTAGCATACTTTTTGATAACTACTTCGCCGAATGTAGCCTCTGCAACTGTAGTCTTTGAATATGGGATAACTGCGCCAGCTGGTACGTCTCCATCCTCAAGCGCGACACTTGCTGTGTATGAACGTAATTTTGCGCCGTTCTCCTTCTTAATAGGTCTAGCGATGCCGAGTGCTTCCTGTAGCACCTTCCAGCTCTCGCCGAATCTGGTAACAAAATCAATCTCTCTTGCCTGAATATCAACAAATGAATTAGGAAGTGAGTCTCTAGGTGTTGTCATTGTTTCTACATTTGTAGCCGCCATGATTTAATCCTCCTTAAATACTATTATTTCGGAGATAATCTGCCCAAGCCCTTTGACGCTCGGTGTCATCCTTTATCTTCATTATCTCCTCTTTAGTTAATGCTTTTCCGCCGTTGTTTGCTGGCGGTGTCTCTGTCTTTGCACCTCTTGCCGACTTGGTCTCGATAAACTCGCCCCACTCCGACTTGATGCCTTCCTTGAGCTTGTCAGCGTCCTTAATAACGCCTTGCTCGTCAAGTTCGACTCCCTCTAGGTCTGTAACCTTTAGAACCTTATCAACGTACTTCTCAGCCACTCCAGACTCTTTCAGTAAGGTTTTATACGCCTCTGCCTTAGATGCCTTGGTCGCCTTGTTAGCAACGTCCTCTTTATAGGTCTTATACTCATTGTTGAGGTTGTCATACTTGGTTTTCAGAGAATCGTACTCCGATTTATCAATCATTGACTCCTTGAGACCTTCAATATCAGTCTTTTCAGCCTCCAGCTTCTCAGCCTTCGCCTTGTATTCGTCTCTCGCTTCCTTGAGAGCGTCCACTGTCTCAGTGTGAGCCTCGATAATCTTGTCGATGTTCTCCTTATCAATGTCCATTCCTTTGAGCATTGTTCTAGTTAGTGCCATTTTTTAAAATCCTCCTTTTCCTCGGTTGCTTTTCCTTGCAATTAGGATAAGAAACAAAAAAGAGCCACTGAATCAACGCACGTTTAATGCGCTCATTCAATGGCTCTGGCTCTCTGGCTCTGGCTTCTTGTTCCTTATTCATTTAACACCACTTTGATTTTATAAAATAAACCCTTTTATGTCAACGGTTTATTAGCCTTTGAGACATTTTTCCCATATCTCTGCGTATTCTTCGCGGTTGTTTGATAATCCGTTACGCAAAAAACGGTTTGCGGCCATCTTTCGCGTTCCCTGATGCACATATATGGCATAATTCACATTCGTGCCAACAACAACCGTGTTATTATCAACAACTTGGCCGTTGATACTGTTTTTAAGGTTGCCAGTATCTACCCTTCGAGGCTCGTGTTCAAGTTCTTCCGCACAGTCATCGGCGCAATACGAGGAGATTATCTTTGCGGCTCTGGCCGTTGCGGCTTCTAGCTCCCCCAGTGTACCCTCAAAGTCTGGCATTTCAAAGCTATCAAACATTACATTCATTTGCTCAACCTCTTATATTCTGCAACGTAGGCGCGTCTTATCGCGTTTCCCACGTCCTCTTGATATGTTATGCGCTGGCTTTTAGGCTTGGCCTCTAGCCACTCAGCATAAGTCATTGTTACCAGTTCGCCATCCTCCATGTATTCGATGGTTTTACCCTCATAACTTTCTTTTCTGTACTTCTTACGCTCGAAACCGTCATATTCATAATTGAGACGGCAACGGCAATTATAAATCAGATACGCCGCCGCCTCTGGGTCTGCTGGCTCGAATATCTTGTCGCCATTAACCTCGAAATATTCGTCTATACCGACTTTTTGATAGTTTAAAACTCTGTGTTCGTGACGTGTGCGGCCGTCTAGCGTTGCCATCCATACCTTTTTACCAGTGAGGCCGAGTTCTTGGCCGCGTCTGTATGAGTTCTCGCGTCCCTTGTTCTCAACATATGTCGTCATCGTTCTGGCGTTCCTGATGCTGGCCTTGCGGTTCTTCTCTGCTACCTCTTTCGCTATCTGGTCGGCCGTCTTTTTGTTTGCGTCCTTTATGTCGCTTGCATCAAACGAGTTCTGGGCGTTCTCTCGCAACCTTTTAGCCCTCTCTGGGATACTCTCGCCTTGTAATATGCTTTGCGTCATTATCGACTGAATGTTGCGCTTGTTCCACTCTAAATCCTTATTGAGTGCAATCTTGCGCGATAATTTTATACCAGCGTCGTGATACAGTTTGTCCTCGTCGTCAAACAGTAGAGAGATAGCATCTTTGTTATACAGTGTGAACATCGTGTTGATGCCGCTTGAGTGTTCCACCTGAAACGTCCCATAGTTGAAATTAAGGGCGTAAATGGTCGGCATAGTGTAATAGGCTATCTCCTTGGCTATCTGGTTAGTATGCGTTATTTCGAGGGCAAGGGTGTTTTTCAAAGCCTCCCAGCGTTGGCCAACACACAGCTGGCCATATTTCCACTGGTTGTATTCTTCTTGAGAGATTAGTCCCTCAGAGAGTGCCTTGAGTTTTATCTCGTCTTTGGTCTTAAAACGAGCGTAATAATCCTCTAGTGTCTCGGAGACTTCCTTCTCGGCCTTGGTATATTCCTCGCTTATTCTATCTTCCAGTGATGCAAGAATTAGCTCGGTTATGTCGTGGCCTGTATCATTGGTTTTGTTAAACTTCCTTGCC